GAGGAGGCGGAGAAGCTGACCCGCATCCTGCCGGTGATCTTGCAGAACAACCGGTTTAAGAAGGAGTATGCCAGGGCGTGGTGGAACAAGCTGAAGTCCGGCTGCGCCGTGTACGGCGTGTTCTGGGACGGGGGCAAGCTCCACGGGCTGGGGGACATCGACATCCGCAGCATGGACGTGCTGAATCTGTTCTGGGAGCCGGGAGTGCAGGATATCCAGGCATCGGAGAATTTCTTCTCCGTGGAGCTGACACCCAACCACCGGCTGCTGCGGGACTATCCCCAGCTGGAAGGGAAGCTGGGGCGCGGCGGCGCGTCCCAGGTGAGCCGCTATCTCTACGATGATCGGGTGGATACCTCCGACCAGTCGCTGGTGGTGGACTGGTACTACCGCACGGTGACAGAGGGGCGGCAGGTGCTGCACTACTGCAAGTTCGTGGGAGAGACGGTGCTGTACGCCTCGGAAAACGACCCGCAGTACGAAAAGCGGGGATGGTACGACCACGGGCAGTATCCCTTCGTGTTCGACGTGCTGTTCCCCGAGGAGGGGACGCCCTGCGGCTACGGCTACGTGGACCTGTGCAAGCCGGCGCAGAAGCAGATCGACCTGATGAACCAGGCTATCCTGAAGAACACGCTGGCCGCCGCCACGCCGCGGTTCTTCATCCGCTCCGACGGGGCGGTGAACGAGGAGGAGTACGCCGACTGGACGCAGCCCTTCGTCC